TCAACAGAAGTAATCATATACTTTAAACGAGTAGTTAAATCAAACGAATCATTTGGATATAATTTCTTTAATCCATTAATTTCTTGAGTGATTTTCTTTTCGTCTCCTCCTGTTAAAAATTTAAATGTAATGTTGTTTTTGGATTGGGGTAAAGTAAACATAAATTCATTTTTTCCTGAGGTGAATAATGATTGGTCTACTTCTTTTTCATTTAATGTTGTTAAATCAATTGTATAATCATCTTCAGATCTAGTAGATGTATTATAAAATCTAATAGGATAATCTTTACCGTATCCTAAAATACGAGCAGCAATTAAAATTGCATTTTTATCACCAACAATTAAATCATCAAAATTAATTGGAGTAACAACTAATGCTTGTAGCAATTTATCAATAGCTGTTCCATTTTTGATATAATTCATGTTTGTTAATATATCTTCATGCTTTGCGGACATGTAAGACATTTCAATTTCTCCTTTAGATAATGGGTTTTCTGTTGAATATAATAAACCTTTTGAAGGGAGGGTAATAGTTTCAGTAGGTAATTTGAATTTTGGTTCCATATAACTGTTTTATGTTCTATATATAAATATACAAAAGAAAAAACCCTCCAACAAAATGTCGAAGGGTTTTATTACTTTAATCTAATTATTATTAGTAGTTCAATACGCAATAATCCATTGCAATTGTTAATGAAATAGAGGCAGCAGATTCACCTTGTGACCAATCATAATCACCAAAGTTAGCAGATTTAGCATAAGCACCTTTGATAATCCATTCTGAAACAACATCACCAACTGGTCCTAATACGTTTAATACTAAATCTTTCTTGTAAAAATCGGAATAACCATCACGACCTGTTACTGATTCGTGTGCTAAACGAGCCCACTCCATTACTGCTTGCGCACCTGATGGAGCGATTGGATCATAAAGTTCTAATGTCATGTCTTGCCATCTAACTTTACCTTTAATTTTACGGTAAACGTTGATATGATCTAATACGATTTCATTAGCTTCAAATTGTGGGGAAGCAGCTTTTTTAATTAAGTAAGCTGGGATACCGTCTATGTACATTATGAATCTGTTTTGAACCTTAGGTTCAAAAGCGGTAAACATAATCTCTGATGCGTCTAATACTGCCATTGTTTATATTCTTGTTTATTATAAATATCTAAATTTTAAATTTTTATTATACTGGGAAAGTAGCTCCGGTTGGTTGTAGAGTGAAATCCAAGATAATAAATTCAGCAGTTTTAGTAGGTTGAACATAAATTTGACCAACTAATTGATTACGATCAATTACATCTGCTGTATTGTTTGTATCGTCCATTATTACTTTGTAAGCATATAAACCTTGTCTTGATACAACTGATTCCATATATGGATTTACAGTTGATAAGAAACGATTACGTGTTACAGTAGTATTTTGTTCAAATACTAATTGACGAGAAACTGATGTTACAAAGCGCTTCAAGTTAATCAATAAACGACGAACATTAATACGATCTAATGAAGTTGCACGTTTTTGGAATGTTTTCTGACCAAATGCTACAACTCCCTCACCTGGGAATGTTGCTAATGGGTTAACATTTGCTTCGTATAAGCTATCACGATCGTCTGCTGATAATTTCTTTTCAGCTCTAATTACTGAACCAATTCCACCACGATTTAAACCTGCAGGAGCGAACCATTCAGCACCTACTTGATCATTGAATGAGTAAACACCAGCCATTACTACTGAAGCTGGAACCCATACTGGGCGGCCTAAGTTAGCGCTAAATGTTTGAACCCATGGCCAATAACCAGCACCATAGTTAGAAGTTGAACCAGCAGCAGCTTGTATTGCTCCGTTTTTACCGGCGCCAAATGCTACTAAATCAGCAATTGCAAAAGCATCTCCGCGATCTTCAGCAATTCCTATAATATTATCTGAAGTAGCGTTTGCATTAGCACTTAAAAATAAACCTGGAGATAACAATAAATTGAAATCATACTCATCTTTATTTGAAAGTAAAGCAATACCTGCTTCATATTCTGTCATAATAAATCCTTGTGAGTTTGTAGCTGTAGAAGTGATATTATCAAAGAAAGCAGCATTACCACGATTTGTAGCAGCAACACCACCTGAGAATGAACCACCATATGAGCCAGATCCTACAGCAGGTAATGAACCTGAGTATTGAGTAGCTTTATAGTTACCATCATTATCAATTGAATCAGCTTGAATAGTAGTAATTGAAGCTACACGAACATATTGACTAGATACAGCGTATGAACCTGTTAATTGTACGTAAGCTGAATCACCTCCTGCGGCAGCTACATATACTGGTTTTTCATCTCCAATTACACGAGAAATATAGTTAGGCAATTGTGGGTCTAATGATAAGTTAGCCCAAGTTTCTAAGACATTTTTGTTTTGTGTATTGTCATCACCTTGACGAACAGTAATAGTAAATGTACCACTTCCTGTATTAACGTTTGTTACTTCCCAACGAACGTTATTTGAAGAACCTGATGCTAAAGCACCTCCAGCTGACAAAGAACTTGTGTTGTTTAATTGATCTCCATATGCTAATGCTTCTAAAGTAAATGAAGCTACCGCAGAATCAGAGAATGAAGAAACAGACGCTTGTGCGTATGTGTTATAAGCAGAACCTGAAATAATACGAGTAACAAGCAATGATTGACCACCACCTGAGAAGTATTCTTTAGCTGCTAGTGAAGTGAAATATTCATAATATTGACTTCCTGATTTAAATGTTTCACCAAATTGAGAAACATAATCTGAATATGAGGTAACTACTGTAGGGACTAATGGGCGTCCATTTACTGTTGGGCCAACAATTGCGGCTCCAGTTACAACAGGTCCTCTTGATACTAATGATTTGTCGCTTTCGTTAACAAATACACCAGGTGATATAATTTTTTCTGCCATTGTATTTTTAGTATTAAATATATTCGGGTAATTCTACAATAAATATATAGCAGAGAATCAAAAACGAAAGGCGAACTATGAAAGTTCGCCTGTTTCAAAATTAATGTTAACACCTGGATAATTTGATTCTAAGGTGTTTACTAATTCTTTTTCTTTTTCTTGAACTTTTTTATAGCTAAGATAAAAGTTTTTTAATTCTGTTTTTACTTTATCTAATTCTTCTTCTAAATTGCGTTCAATTATATGTAACTCACCCATTTGGAGAGCAATTATTTGAAATTCTTTTTGAAGTTCATTAACCTTGTTAAATTCTTCATCTGTTAATTTTGTAGGTTTTATCATACTGGCCATTTATTTTCTGGGCAAGATTTTTCTACTGGGGAATATATTTTACCTTTTAAAGGGCAACCACATCTTCCACAATAATAAAAATCACCCACATCATTATATTTTCTAAATTCACATGTATTACATACAGCAATACGTTGATCTGCTATTTGTTGTTTTTCTTCTGATGGATTTATTGCTGTAATCCAAGATTGAGCTATTTCTAAAAATTTATTCATCTGTTTTTAAAAAATAAGTGTCTATCACAACATAATTATCTTTTGTTTTCAAATGAGCTAATTCACTAAAAGGAATTTCAGTAAGCTCAACATCAATAGTGTTTTCTAATATAAAATTATTCCACTCTTCATTATATTGAGTAAAATTTAGATTTAAAATATTCTTCCCAGTATCTTTTCCATTTTCATCTAATTCAGGAACAAACTTATCTAACCCAAACCTTCCAGTTGAATCCACATTTCCGTATTTTTTTATTAAATCATCTTGTGTTTGTAAAATTATATCTTTTTCTTTTACAATATTTTTTAAATCTTGTCTTAAATTATATTTTAATTGATAAGATATAGGTTGATTTAATAGTCCTTCAACTATAACATTTCCTTTAGGATCAACAAATCCAGATAATTCTGCTTCTAGATTTAAAACATCAACTAATTTTAATTTTACTTTCATATTATAAATTTTTAATTACTTCTTGAAAAATATCTACTTCAGGATGCATTAAGTGTTCGTAATCTTTACTTGTGTAACTTAAATATCCTGTTGCTTTTAAATTTTCTATATTATAAATATTTTTCTGATGTTTATCTTTATTCCACCAATATAATAAATCATCACCACAGTATATTTTCATTCTTTCATCTATTTCAATATAATTTTTCTTTGAAAGAATCATCATACATCCAAAACCTAATGTACGACATGGTGCTGTTTTAAAGCGAAATACTTCTAAATCTTCATTTAATATATCAAAGAAATTTTGATTTGCATCAAATCCAATCATGCATTCTGAAGACATAGCTTCTATTGTTGATAAATTTGTTTTTAATGTTTTAAAATTAAATGTTATATCATCATTTAATAAACAAATTAAATCGTTTTTAGCTGTTTTTACTCCTAAATTCCATGCAGGATTAACACCAATATTTTCTTTTTGTTTTAAACAGATAATATCTTTATCATTAAAATCAGAATTAGCATTATCTATTATAATAAATTCTGCTCCTTCAATTTTAGCATCTATAAACGAATTAATACTTTCGATTAATTTATTACATTTCCATAAAGTAGGAACTATAAAACTTATCACAACTTATATATTTTATTAACATAATTTTCTTGGTCACCAAATCTAGATTCTACACTTAATGGAGAGTTAGGATTTTCATTATAAACATAATCTTCAACTCCTAATTCTTTAAATCGTTCAGCAATTTTATCATTGTAATAATACATTATTGTTCTTACTCTACGTTGTATATCTTTTCTAGATACATCAGTAGTATTAGATGAATGCATAAATTGTAGATATCCTAATTTAGGAATACGCATCATTATTGTATGCAAAAATGTACGAACAATTAATTCATAATCATCAGCAACAGATAATCCTCTATTATGACCTCCTATTTGGTAATATACTTCTTTTCTCCATGCTCTAATATGATTAGGAACACCTACAATATGACGAATTGTTTTTGGATTAATATTTGGTGAAATACAAGAATCATACTTCATACCATCAGATTCAACATTTTCATATTTACCATATCCTAATGCAAACCCAGGATCATAACAAAGTGATTCATAATTATCGTTAATTTCAGCACTATCTGTGTAAAAGAATCCAATTTCTGGATGTTCTTGAGATGCTTTGTATAATAATTCTGTACAATCTGATGTTAGATAATCATCATGATCTAGTTCAGCTAAAATATATCCGCGGCATAAACTAGCTGCTCTATATTTTACTTCACCTATAATTCCTTTAGATTTTTCTCTAAAATCATATACTTTAACTCGTGGATCGTTTTTAGCAATATCTTCAGCTATTTTAAGTGTTTTACCACCATCAGTTGAATCATTAACTATTACCCATTCCCAATTATTATAGGTTTGTTCTTTTAATGATTTATAAGTTCTATATAGTACTTCTTTAGTATTATAGGCTGGAGTGAAATATGATATTAATTGTGAATTATCATTTTTTAATATATTTTCCATAGCACATTGGTATGCTATTTGCCCAGTATTATCATCTACTTGAGGTAAAGTAACCCATTTATTACGAATATGTAGTGGTTGAAATGCTAAATTTGGAAAATTCTCCCAATTATCTGATATACAAACTATAGAATCAGGATTAACATAAGCTAATTTTTCTTCTATAAACATATCAGTTCCAACAGTTAATACATCTAAACTATCATCTTCATAATCAGCCGCAATATATGATTTTAAATCAACATGGGTATCATTTATTAATAATACTTTAGGTACTTTAGCTTTTGGTTTTTTTTCTAAATAATTATAATAACTTAATATTTTATTATCCCAAATAAACCAATCTGGATTTTCTTTATATATTTGTTCAATTAAAAATCCATCAGCTGAATGATGTCCTGTAAAGTTGTATTTTTTAAATACACCACATTCAAATGTTATTTGGGCTATATCTACACCTTGATAACGAGTGTTTTCAGGTGATGCTACTCTAACATCTAATCCAGTAAAATCACGTCCATCCACTTGTTGTGATGTAATGAATATTTTTCCCCATAGAAAATTTTCAATAATGTAAGAAATACCATCATAATACTCATGATGCATTATAGAATCATCATCTACAAATACAGCATATCCTTTTAATTTAGATATTATTTCTCCTGATTGAGGATATAAATAATCAGTTCCATTCCCTTTTACAAAATGAAAAAATGTATTTTTATTTTGCAGTTCATTTAGTAATTCTGCTGGGATATCTTTTAGAGTAGTTGTATCAAATATAATATGCCAATCTATGTTATATTTTTCATTAAATATACTACCTTTAATTCTATCAAGATTTTGTAACCGACTACAACGTGTTATTATATTAAATTTCATTATTCTACATCAAAGAAAAACAATTGGAAAAAACGAGCATTATTAATATCATCACCAAAATAGTTTGTGGCCGCGTGAATTGCTTTTGCATCCCATAATACTAATCGATTATATACATTTGCTACTTTATCTACTACTTCATATGATGTACTATCATAAAAGTTTAATTCATTACTTACACCTTTAAATGTAGGATCATATAATTCATTAAATTCATCAAAACGAGTTTGACCTGTAATTTTAGAACGATATGTTGCTGTTCCTGAATCTAATGGGGCATTTGGTGTTAAAAATACTACACCTGCAAATTGTTGAGAATCTATATGATATACAATTGGATCATAAGATGTGCAATACTGAAATACTCCATTTGCATATGATGGGCTATCCCAGTTTAAAATATTTCTTCCTAAAATAGCCTCTAAACGTTCTTTAGTTCCATTCAGAATAAAACGTTCAGAACGTTTTCCTCTATGATAATCAGAATCATTAAATTTTAAATTATTTATAGCATAATCCCTAATCATATCAGGCTCATAATAAAAATCATCTACTACGATTAAATTTTTATTATTAGCTTTAAACCCGGAATAGTAAACCAAAAATTTACGAAGAGATTCTATTTCAATATTATAACCGTTCCCTAACAGAACATTAACTGGTGTGTCTAATTCAGATTCATGAATCGATATTTTAAAACCTGTACTTTCTGGGAATCTGTTGTCGGAATATATTTCACTAACATCTGAGCGGGTGTGAAATCTGAATTCTTTATTCCCTACATAAATTTTATGTATTTGGTGCAAGCGGTGAAATATCCATCCAGTAAAAGTAAATATTCCTTCTGTTCTATCTTCTATAGTATCTACATACCACAGTATATCTGAATTGATTGATTTATGATTCATTATTTAAATTTTGTTCAAAACGCCAATTGTGTTTTTCTAAATCTCTAAAATCTTTTGTATTATCACAGAATTTACAAAATTCTTCTCGTGGAAATAAAAATTTGTATTTACAATGTAATAAAGAACCATCATCATGATCACATCCTGTTATTTTTTCTTCTACTTCATCCCAAGTATCATATTGAAAATGATCACAATGTACCATTTTTCCACCTTGTAACCAAGCTGATTTTAATTGTTTACCTAAAGGTTCAGCTACTAATTCTGCTTGTCCCCAATTTTTACATTTTTTTAATTCTGTTGGGTCTCCTTCCTCATCAAGAAATTCTTGCATCGGAAATATACCTACATCAAAAAATGATTTAGTTCTATGAATGTGTGGGTTATTAGTATATTCTCGTTCTTTTAAAAATACATACCCATTTTCAACTTTTTCAACATTATTTTCATTTGTCCAATAACCTAAACCAAATTGACGATCATCAACATCATTTAAATACTTTCGTAATTGAATTTGGTCTAAGTTTTCTTTTTCCATTAAATCTAATGAACGAATTAACCAATCTTTATCTTGGTTAGAAAACTTTTTAGGCAATGTTATCCAATCTCCTTCTAAAAATAAACAATATTTGTAATCTTGAACATATTCATTTATTCTATTAATACCGTATCCAACTCCCATATTTTTTCCTCCTACTCTAAAGGAAAATACAACTCTATCTTGATATTTTTCAACAAAATTACTAATTGATTCTATTATAGGAGAATTAAAAATACCATTGTGATAAAAATGCCAATGAATCCTTTCAGGAAAATTAGTATTTTTTAAAAATGTATCAACTGTAGTTTCAAAGTACTTATGGCGCATTTCGCCGTCATGCGTTAATGTAGCAATAGTAAAATATTTTTCTTCCATATTATTTATAAGATCCTCCTCCTACCCATAAAACTAAACTTTTTCTAGTTCCTTTAGTAACAGGTGTTATTCTATGATGCATAAAACTTGGGAATAATACAGCACAACCTTGAGAACGAGGTGCTAAAACTTGCCCAGTTCCTGTCCATAATTCTAAATCACCACCTTCATATTCATTAGGATCAGATAATTGAATTGTAATGCTTATTTTTCTATGATTAATTGGATGAGGTCCAATATCCATGTGCCACCCATAATGACCTCCATTATCATAATATTCAGTATACTGAATTGAGTCTATAATTGAGTTTAATTGGAATTGCCAAATTTCATTAGCTTCTAAAACCATTGTTTGAATTCTATCATATAACCATAATGAATTCTCATCGTGGGGAATCCATTTAATATTTGATTTACGAACTGGGTTTAGAATAGATTCATCATTATCATCTCCTACAACAGTCCCTAACTGATAAGAGTATAAATTTTGAAGGTTGTTTATATTAGATAAATCTTCTGAAGAAAATACCTTATCAAACCAATAATAATTTGTTTGATTTACCGAGGAGTTCAAGTCGAAACTTGGTCTTACATTCATAACTTTTATTTTATTATTATATATAAATATATAAAAGAAACCCTAAATTAACTAATATATCTATTAGGATCTAAAGAAGAAGTAATAAATGGAAAATTATAGCTATTAGTATATGGTTGATTTCGTTCTTGATCAAATCTAATATTAAAAATTCTAATATCACTTTCAGTCAAATAATCAGGACTATTTAACACCCAAGAAGTCATTATTTCTTCAGTAAGATCTTGAATAGGTATAAAATCAGGAGATGAAGGAAGAGGTAATGGGATTTGTTTTCTCCAATCTTTTCTTATTCCATCATCAGAAATACCTGTAATAACATAAGTTATTGCTGTTACCACATCACTAAATTGTTCTTCACTCCATTTAACTTGAACTCCGTCAAGTTTCATTGTATATGTTGTTGCCATTTTTTTATTTTATTTAAGGATACGAAATTGTTATACAATCCCATCGGGGCCAAAGTGCGTGCATCATAAATGTACTTCTAGTTGAATATCCTGGGGGGCCATATTCATGGGTTCGAAGAGTAAGTGAACTTCCAGAACCATAAAATCCTGCATATAAATCAAAACCCCTTGCAGTACTTCCATATCCATCTTGATATCTTATATCCCAACCACTTTGATTCCAATATGAAACAGTTTTATAAATTTGAACAGCCCCCCAAGCAGCACCTCCATCACTACGTTCTGCAAAAGCATAAACCCAAATAGCAATACTTATACTTTGACCAGTACCACTAGATACTGTAAGTCTAATCATATCACGTTCGGAATTATTACCGGAGCTTGTTGTTCTACTTCGTGTAATATGTTTTACACCTGAGTTACCATTGTTTCCTCCTCTAAAAAATACCCCATCTGAATTATTAAATCTAGCCATATACTAAGAGTAATTACAATTAATTTTATCCCAGTTATTACAGAAAACATCTAAATGATATGTAACATAACATGGAGTTCCTGCCCACGGCCAATCTCTCATAAACACAGAATTATATCCATTTCCCTGTATTGAGCCACCTTGACTTATTCCGTTTCCAGCATTTGAATAATCATTACCACCCGTGTCTTCAAATGAATACCCATTATGATGTGCTCTTGCACTTCTAGCCACATCCCAGTTTTCTTGAACACCATTATTTCTTTGGGAAACAGAAAACCAGAAAAATCCCATACTTAACTGAGCAGGCAATGAAACTACACTAAAATACATTAAATCATTCCAACCACCAGTATTAGTCATATAATACCCAAAAGAAAAACTTCGCCATCCAATAGCACTAGTATTTGATGCCGAATTTGAATGTAATCCAGTATTACCTGCTGTTCCGTCTCTTAATATCATACAATATACTTTATCTTACACTTATTGTTATAAAACCCATACATCTAGAAACTACTTTAGTTATATACCTAAAATTTCTTCCATAATCTTGAGCTTGCACATAACATGCCCATCTTCTACTACCACCTTCAAAAGCTCCATACCACCCAGGAGAACTATCTGAATTACCTGTATAATAATTGTTATTATCATTATTAGGAGATTTACTAGTTCCCCCACCTGATAAACCAAAACCCCAATAAACAGAATACTGTGCGTATCTACCGTCGCCTGCTGTTGGTGAATTTATACCATACATATGAATTCCAATAAAAGTATCAGGTATATTTGATGCAAAATTTACAGCAAAAGTAAAATGGTTTCCCCAATCTGGAGTGATTGCAGAACCTCCAAACCATAAAGAGGAAAAATTTGAATCGTTTCCCCAACGGCCATTTAACCTAACTTCACCTGTAGAACTAAATATATTCATATTATAACTTTATTAATCAGCCCAAGGTAAAGGAACGTTTTGATAAGTTGGGGTAATCTGATATTGAATTTGTTTTTGAATTTGTGTTTTCATATGGTCAGTTGGATGAGCTACTTTAACCCATTCAATAACCTCTGTTTCAGTTAACTCGTTTAATGGAGTAAAACTTCCTGAATTAGGAGACGGAACGGGACAAGCACCTGCAAATGAGCCTGAATATCCAGATTCACTATCTACACCATTGTATTTAAAACGAACTCGTGTTACTACATCAGATAAACCATCTAATGAAGGAGCCATTTCTAATTGAGAAATTTGGTAAGAATAAGTAATTG